AACAAAGAAACAACCAAGGTTATATTGGCGGAGGCACAAACAAGGATGCATTGAAATGAATGCTACTCTTCTAGGTTTGCAGTTTGATACAAGCAAATATCATAAAGGCATACAACTTGTGCTTGATTATAAAAAGTATGAGTTGAGTATTGTACAACACGAAGCCAGTTACGGCGGCACACAAGGCTTGTTTGAGATTATGGTAAGTGATAAAAGTGGTCAAGGAATAGAACTTCCTGGCATTACAGAACCAGGCGATACTGTTCGTGGTTGGTTAACACTTGAAGAAGTTGCTAACATTTGCAAAAAGATGACTACTATCACTGGTAAAGATCCAGTTAAGGTTGCTATCTAAAACCATAAATACAGTAAGAAGGATTACTGTATGCCTAGATTAAGTCTTTATCGTCCAAATCGTCAGAACGATTATAAATTCATTGACCGCACTGTTATGGAAATGTATCAGGTTGGCGGAGTCGATATGTTTGTTCACAAGTATCTTGGACCACAATCTCATGGAGATGACAGTTCCAGTGTAAGCGGCGGCACTCAAGATGCAACACAACCTGCATATAGCAGTGAAAGTCCTTTGTTTATAGAAGATTTATTCTTACTTGAAAACAGAGACAGAAAATACGATGACGATATATACCAAATGCGAGGTGTATACAACTCACAAGACATAGATTTTGATCTCAGTCAATTTGGATTGTTTTTAAATAACGACACACTGTTTATTACTTTTCATTACAACTTTATGATTGAAACACTTGGTCGTAAACTCATGAGTGGAGATGTTCTTGAACTACCAAACCTTAAAGATTACAACCCTCTTGATAGTAATATTGCTCGAGCTATACCGAAGTACTATGTAATACAAGATGCAGCCTTTGCAAGTGAAGGATTTTCACAAACTTGGTTGCCACATCTATGGCGTGTAAAAGCAACACCTCTTGTAAGTGCTCAAGAGTATAACGATATACTCAAGAAACCATTTGAAGTTGAAAATATCTGGGATAACGGAAACTATTATCCAAGCGGAAGTATTGTTTTACATAACAATACCTATTACAAAGCAATCAAGGATGTAGATCCAGGTGTAGAAATCACCAGCACTGAACACTGGGAAGAATTTGAACCACTAACTGAACAAGAAACATTTGGCACAGTTGTTAAAGATAGAGAGATCAATGATGCTATTCTTGCACAGGCAGAATATGAAGTTCCACTTAGTGGGTACGATACAGTAAAATTCTACATTGTACCAACAAACGAAGATGGTACTCCTGCAGATCCAAACAGTTATACTGTAGATAACACAGGAATTACTGTTGATACTACAAACGTTGACGTTGATGGACAACCACAGTCGCCAAGAGCAAATGGATACACACTAGGATACCTAACTGGAGATGGTATTGCACCAAATGGCCTACCGGTTACTCCAGGCACAAGTTTCCCACAAAATGCACAAGAAGGAGACTTTGCACTTAGATTAGACTATTACCCGAATAGACTTTTTCGCTATAGTGGCACAAGATGGATTAAGTACGAAGACGATGTGAGAACCAATTTGACACCAGGTGATAAAGAAAAAGCAGTTGCAAACTACGGCAACGTACAATCCCAAACACAGCGTAGTAGTTTTGTAAACAATACCAACGAATCTGCCACTGAAGATCGTGGTAATATTCCTGAACGTCAACCATTAAGCAAGATACTTAAACCGCAGGCCGACAATTAATGCAACAATTTTTTTATGATGAACAAATTCGCAGGTTCTTGTTGCAGTTCACAAGAGTATTTTCAAACTTCCAAGTTGAGTACGGAAGAACCGAAGACAATACAGAAAAGGCATTGTATAGAGTGCCTGTACGGTACGGCGATGCTACACGTCAAGCACAAACAATTATTCAACAGAATAGTGCAAACAGTTTGCCAAGCACACCATTAATGACGTTTCATGTAACAAATTTAAACTATGCACGTGACAGAATACAAGATCCTACATTTGTACAAAAACAAAATGTTAGACAAAGATACTGGGATACCCAAGCTCAAGAATACGAAACCACACAAGGCAATGCTTTTACTATAGAAAAACTAATGCCTGTGCCTTTTGATCTTGAAGTCAATCTTGACATATGGACATCAAACACCAATCAAAAATTACAATTACTTGAACAACTATTAACATTGTTCAATCCAAGTTTAGAAATACAAAGCACAGAAAACTTTATAGACTGGACCAGTTTAAGTGTGATGTATCTAGAACAGGTTACCTGGAGTTCAAGAAATATACCAATGGGAACAGAGGATCCCGTCGACATTGCAACACTGAGATTTGTTATGCCAATATACATATCTCCGCCTGCTAAGGTTAAAAAATTAGGTGTAGTTGAAAAAATTATAGCAAGTGTATATGATGGTACTGGTGATCTCAATGAAGCAATATATAATAGTGATTTACTTATGGGTACAAGACAAAAGTTTACACCATTCAACTACCAAACACTGTTGATTGGAAATAAATTACAAGTGCTCCAACCACAAGCAGTCGTTACAAACAACAGTGGAGTGCAGGTACCAAGTCCTCCTCCTAGTAACTTACTTTGGCATGCGGTTATAGACTTGTATGGTTCTCTACGTAATGGTATAAGCCAAGTAAGATTAGATAATCCTTATGATAATAGTATTATTGTTGGTACAGTATCATACGATCCTACTGATGATAGATTTTTATTGTTTACTATTGATACTGATACTGTTCCTGCAAACACATTATCGCCAGTAAATGCTATTGTCGATCCACAAGCAAAAGGTCCAGGAACCGTAAATGGATTACCTGTAGCCGCTGAAGGACAAAGGTATTTGTTTATAAATGATACTGGGAGCAACAGTTCAGAAGATCCAGGTTTTGCTGAAGCATGGCGTGGAACTGATGGGTCAACATTGGTTGCTAATACAAATGATATTGTTCAATATGATGGTGTACGATGGAATATTGCATTTGACTCAAGCAACGAGAGCAATGTGCAATATGTAAGTAATCTAACAACCAGTGTTCAATACAGATGGGCAAACAACGAATGGCTGAAAAGCTATGAAGGACTTTATCCTGAAGGTGAATGGAATATTGTACTTTGATAAATGCAGTTGGTGTGTGGTTTTACAGTATAAAGACAGATCGATATCTTTATTTGCTTAGAAACGATAATAAAAATCCAGGGTGTTGGGGACTGCCAGGTGGTAAAGTGGATGCTGGTGAAAACCTAACAGATGCCATAAAAAGAGAATGCAAAGAAGAAATTGGCATTTGGCCTGAGATTGTAAAATTAGTACCTATAGAAAAGTTTACCAGTGCAGATAGTCATTTTAGCTATCATACATTTTTTTGTTTAATTGACAATGAATTTACACCTATATTGAATTCTGAGCATCATGGCTACAGTTGGATTAAAAGTGGTGTGTGGCCAAAGCCTTTGCATCCAGGATTGTGGACCACAATCAATTTTGAAGAAATTCTAACAAAAATTGATACAATCAAACAGTTTCAAATATCACAATATGAAATAAACTCTGCATAACTAATTTGAGAAAAATTAGTATTTTCTCTCCAAAGATTATGTGTATTTCCAAAATCACTTATAAAATAAAATTTTGTAGTTGAGTAATTATCAAATACTGCATTCATTTCTTTTACTGTTTGTTCATCTGCATTTCCGTCAGTATTGCAAGCATCAGCACCAATTAAGAATATTTCTTTGTGTCCATCAAAGCATGCTAGCCAGGTTGCTACTGTGATACTTTTTCCACGTACACCATAAGGCACCAGATAAAACTCACCAGGATCATCAATACAATTTCTTGCATTACTGTACACTGCAACTTTTTCCTGGTATTTTTCTGATTTTATTTCTAAAAGTTTTTGTCTATCAAACTCAACATAGAAATCACATTGCATTTCCTGCCAACAACCTTGAGAGCCGTAGCTTTGTAAACGTTTACGTCCAAGATGCCAACCAGCATGTTGTTCAATTTTTGTTTTGAGATTGAACTTACCGTTGAACTTTGTTTCGTAACGACTGGCTCCATTGCCAATTACTGCGGCTCTTCCAGAAATATGTTGATTTTGTATAGGATTATCAATCCATTCACGCTCTTGATGCTTTTTACCATCTTTTATGGTATTGCTTACAATAACAAATTCGCCATCATAGTCCGTACGATATCTTTCTAACATTATAGTCTTCCGACAAGTACTTCTATTACACCTGTGCCATCGTCGTCTTTGTTTTCAATTGCCTTGCCAATCACACTTCCTGTTGGTGGATTGTGTATGTCTTTGTATGCTTGTGCATGTCCTGGTTTGTCACTGCTTATCAGCATATCGCCTTTGCGTACTTTACCAACAACTTTACAAGGAACACGTCCGATAAGTGCAACACTTATGCCTTCCGAATCGCTATTCATCAAGTAAGCAGGATCAGTTGAAACTATGCCTGCAATTGCAGTACTTCGAGCTCGTTGAGTTTGAGTTACTTCGTATTCGCCTCCAAGTTCGACAACAGTGCCTGGTTCGTAATCTGCATCGGCAGTATAACGTTCAGCTAAGTCAGCGTATCTTGCAGTAGTTGCAGTTGCAGTTATAACACCTGCACTAAAGTTACCACTTCCGTCACGGAATACAATAGTTGACCCAGTGTTTGCATTGGTTGCATTTGAAGTTACTGTAAATGTGCCACCTTCACTGCTTACACTGCCACTTATACCTGATCCTGATGTAGCACCAGCACCAACATAATTTCCTGTGGTATCTGTACCTAGTGCAACTGAGTTAGCGGCAATAGTTGCTGTTAGTGTTGCACTACCAAGATTGGTAAGTGTTGCACTACCTGACAAGTCGCCTGCAAGTGTAATAGTTGGATCTGCAGTATTAGTTGTTGCAATACTAACATCGCCTAGATTAGTCAATGTTCCTGATCCAGTGACTGCACCTGTAAGTGTAATAGTTGGATCACTTGTTGCAGTTGTTGTAATACTTGCTGTATCACCTGCATTTGTAAAAGTTGCACTTCCTGTAACTGCTCCAGACAAGGATACTGTTACTGCACTTGATAAGCCACCAGCAGTACCTGTGGTGTTTTGGTTGAGTGTTGCTACACGAGCTGCTGCAACTGTTCCTGTGCTAATGTTTGATCCATTTAAAGCAGTTAAACTTGCACCACTACCACTGAATGCTGCTGAAGTTAATAAACCAGTGCTTGGATTGTATATCAATCCACTGTCTTGTTTTACAGCAGTCAATGCACCAGTTGTGGTACTTGCAAAGTATAACAAGAAGTCAGTGTCTGTGCTTGTATCACTTGTAATTGTTGCACCAGCGGCTGCCCAACTCAAAGTACCTGATGCATCGCTGACTAAAGCATAACCACTTACTGCTGCATCTGCAGACGGCAATGTCCAAGTAACATTACTTGATATTGTTGCAGGTGCTTGAAATGCAACCCAATTACTACTGTCACTGTCTGCAAATCTTGCATCTGCTTGTGCATTAAATGTAAGAGCAGTCCCTACTGTGCCACTGTTAATAGTTGGACTGGTAAGTGTTTTATTTGTCAGTGTTTGTGTGCCTGTTAGTGTAGTAACTGTTGAATCTATAGTTAAAGTTACATCTCCTGTTGTACCGCCGCCTGATAATCCTGTTCCTGCGGTTACTGCTGTTATATCTCCCACAGGAATTGTAGCTACTTGTGTATCAACATATGATTTAATTGATTGTTGTGTTGCAAGTTGAGTTGCACTATCTGATGACATATCATCTTCATCT